ATCTTGGCCTAGACTACATTGAGAAGATGATTGGTAAGGCTAAAGATGGTCTTGCCCAACTTCAAGAGAATGGTCGTATCGGTGGGCAGCTCCCAGAGAAGCCTGTCTCACAAGAGGTGCAACCCCTGCCCCCGGAAGAGTCCCCAGCACCTATGATGGCTGCTGGTGGTCTTGTAACTCCCCAGGGCATGAAGCAATCTCGGGACCAGTTTGGTAACATCATCTATATCCCAATTGACCAGCAGACTTCTGAAGCCTTCCAGCCTGAGCCTAATTACAATCAAAAAGACAAGGTGCTGGACAACAATCAGAACATGCGTGTCGATAGGTGGACTCCCGACAAGTTTGTAGATCATGCCAATCGTCTCGGCGGTATGCCTGAAAAGGTTGTTAAAGCTGCTGTCTCTTCTTTTGTACCTATGGGCCTTGGGGCAGTTGCTGTACGGGCACAAGAAAATTACATGAAAAAGAACGTCCCAAGCCTGATGGACCGGATGTTGTCTGAAGGTAAGGACTTGCAGGGTAACGTCCTAACTCCCGAACAGAGGACTAAACTTAGCGGTGCCAGACAACAAGTCACTCAGTACTACGCTGAACAGGCCAATCGTAAGAGTGGCAATCCTCTTGAGAGAATCGGCGACCGAGTAAGACAAGCCCTCGGTATTGGGCAAAGGGACAAGCCTGCTCAAACGAGTAAGGGTAAATCCGGCAACAAGACAAATGTTGATCGCTCTGCTTCACAAAAAGATCGCCCGGCGAATAAACAATCTTCCCCTAAACAAAATACTAAAACCAAATCCGAACCTTCTAAAGATAAATCTAAAGGTAAGTCCGGTAGTTCCCGGTTCGCCGCTGGCGGACTTATTACTCGTCCCGATGAAGTTCGTATGCCTACGTATATGGCTAAAGGCGGACTAATCACTCGTAAATCTGAATAACGGCCACCCAGATATACTGGCCCTGTTAAGGAAAAACAATGACTGAAGTAAAAGAAATTTCCTCTTCTCTTGTCAAGCGTAACAATCGTCGTATTGACCAAGCGGAAAAAGAACTCGAAGAGCTTATGAAACTTGAGGCTAGCCAACAGGAAGAAGCCCCTGTAGAGCCTGAAGTGATTGAGCCAACAGTTCCTGAAACTGAGGAAAACCTTTCTCCTGAAGAAGAAACTTGGAAAAAGCGTTTTGGTGATCTTCGCCGTCATCAACAGAAAACAGAGAAAGCTCTTAGAGATGAAATTGAGAGCCTGAAAAATTCTGTTCCTCAAAATCCCTCTCTCCCTAAGACTGAGGAAGAGGTGGCAGATTGGGTAAGCCGTTTCCCTGACGTAGCGGCTATTGTAGAAACTCTGGCAGACAAGAAGGCCAGAGAGCGCGATAGTGATCTTGAGGCACGTCTAAGCCAAATTGAAGAAATGCGGGATCAAATTGATCTTGAAAAAGCTGAAACAGCTATTCTGAAGATTCACCCGGATTTCAAAGAAATTAGTCAATCAGACGAGTTCCACACTTGGGCAGACACCCAACCAAAGTGGATTCAAGACTCTCTGTACGACAACGCAGATGCAAAGACGGTGGCGAGGTCTATCGACCTCTATAAGCTGGACAAAGGAATCAAGAAGATTTCCCCAGATAAAAATGCTGCCCTCTCTGTTAACACCCGAGCACGGGTGACACCCCAAGAAAATGAAAAAGATTCTTGGTATTCGGAATCTCAGATTAGCAAAATGTCTGACAAAGAGTTCAGTGAAAAATCTGGAGAAATCGAAAAGGCTCAACGAGAGGGTAAGTTCCACTACGACATCTCTCGTAAAGCTCGTTAAACTCGGGGAGTGTAGGGCCGCTTAGGCCACCCCTACCTCACAAACAAACAAACAACTACGAACAGACCTACCCATGAAATATGGCCGGACAATATGTCCCACCCAGATATAATGGCCTCTGTGTGTAATGTGCGTTACTACTTTCAACATTCACATATAGGATACATAAAATGGCATTTCCTACCGCCGCAGGTTATGGCAACCTGCCCCTTGGTAACTTCTCTCCCGTAATCTTTTCCAAGAAAGCCCAACTGGCTTTCCGCAAGCTGTCGGTTGTAGACGCTATCACCAACTCCGACTACATGGGCGAAATCTCCAACTTTGGTGACTCGGTTCGCATCATGAAAGAGCCTAAACAACTTTGGGCCTTCGCCTAGTAATAGGTGAATAAACATCTAGTGAATTGCTGGAACCCTGAGACGGGAATCAGCAGCCAAGCCTCGCAAGAGGAAGGTTCAACGACTAGATTATAATTTAATGTAGTAATTGGCAATAGCTAATGAAGGAAAAACTATGAATAAGACTGATAGAGGAATCCTCTATGGTATGGTTTTGGGTGACGGTAATCTTTTCCTGCCTAATGGGCAAGTAAAATATTCCTTGACTATAGGTCATGGACCTAACCAATTTGCATACTTAGAACATAAAGCCGATCTTCTGCACTCCATTTTTGGTGGTAAAAAACCAGTAATTAGCACCTACTCAAGTTTTAATAAAACTACACAGAAATCTTACACAAACATACAAGTGAGAAAAACGGACAACTACTTTAACCAGATGCACAAGAATGTTTATTCGACTGGTCAAAAAAAGTATACCCGAAAATCTTTAGGCTATTTGACAGATCACGGACTTGCTCTTTGGTTTATGGATGATGGCTCTGGTGTTGTAAGTAGAAACAAAAGTGGTGGTGGTTGTGGGTGCATGATACGTATTTCTACGTATTGTCCACAAGAAGAAGCTTTAGTCATTCAGTCTTGGCTACAAGAAACGTACAATTTATTTTGTGTTTTTGACGTAGATAAAAGAAATAATCTTTATTCTATCCGACTCAAAACTCAAGACAGTAAGACGTTTGCTAGCATAGTTAAACCTTACCTTATCCCGTCTATGATGTATAAGGTAGAGAGTGTTTTGAATTATAATCCAAGAGTGCTAGACACCCCAAGTGGGTGAAGATATAGTCTGAACTGCAAAGAAATGAATTTGCAGAGGTAGGGATAAACACCCCTACGATAACATTTTGGAAGTTTCGGTTGCTCCGTATGCTCGTGGGCAACAGATTGTCGCGCAAGACCTGCTCGATGAAGACTTCACTCTGACCATTGACCAAGCCAACTACTTCGCGTTTAAGCTGGATGACATCGAAGAGGCTCATTCGCACATCGGTTGGATGGACGCAGCCTCTAACCGTGCTGCCTACCGCATGAAAGATAACTTCGACCAAGAAGTTCTTGGCTACATGTCTGGCTACAAGCAAGCCGCACAGCATCAACCGGCTTCGGTTGCTCGTGTTGCTGGTGACATTCCGGGTACTCGTGCAATCGCTACTGCAACTGCTTCGGAACTTCTGGCCTCCAACATCCTGAAGAAGGGTGACTTTGCCAGCATCACGACTGCTAGTTCTGCCGACCACTCGATTCCTCTGGCAGCCCGTCTGCCCGGTGCTACGACTCTCTCGACTGCCACCATCTCGCCTCTGACTATGTTTGCTCGTATGGCTCGTCTCATGGACCGACAGAACGTAGACCAAGACGGTCGTTGGCTGGTTATCGACCCGGTTCTGATGGAAATTCTGAAGGACGAAGATTCTCGTCTGATGAACGAAGACTTTGGTGAGTCTGGCGGACTCCGTAACGGCCTTGTCACCAAGCGCCTGCATGGGTTCACTGTGTACGTCTCCAACAACCTGCCCAAGATTGGTACGGGTCCGGAAACGACTGGTACGGCTAACCAAAACACCAACTTTGGTGTTGTTGTTGCTGGCCACACTTCGGCTGTTGCCACTGCTGAACAAATCAGCAAGACTGAAAAGTACCGTGATGTGGACAGCTTTGCTGACGTTGTTCGTGGGATGCAGCTCTATGGCCGCAAAATCCTGCGTCCGGAAGCTCTCGTGACCGCCAAGTACAATATCGCTGGCTAATCTGGTTATATAGGAGACTAAAATATGGCTACTCTTCAATTCCCTCGTAAGGGGGTTGCTCGTCTTTGTGCATCGCCCATCGCCGAAGTTCGCGTCCTTGATGTTGAACTGAACCTCGCTACTGACGTAGTGATGGGCACTGCCACTGACGACATCGTTCTCGCCGACATTCCTGCTGGAACTATCGTTCTCGCAGGGGGCCTTGAGCAGGTTGTTGCTGGCACTGGCACGGGCACCCTTGTTGCTCGTGTTGGTACGACTACAATCTCGGCTACGCTTGCCTCTACGGCGGCTGTCGGTACGATCACTGCCGGTGCTGCGGTTCACTTTGTCACTACGACTGCTGCCTCCACCCTGAACCTTCTGGGTGCCACTGCTGTTCGTACTGACGGTGTGGTTCGTGCATTCTGGGTTGTGGTCGAGGGGCTTAAGCCCACTCGTACTGTGTCTGCACAGCGCGACGCGACTCTCTAATAATACTGGGAGGGGGCTTAAGTGTCCCCTCTCCTTTTCCCCATGAGGTGCTGATTTGGCTTACAATTTCTTAAGTTTAGTTAATGATATTTGTGGCCGTCTTAACGAGGTGCCCTTAACTCAATCTAATTTTGCCAGTGCAAATGGCTTTTACTCGCAAGCCAAGAGTGGTGTTAACTCTGCTCTTAATGAAATTCATCAAGATGCTTTTGAGTGGCCGTTTACAAATGTTGTTAGGACAGACACTCTAGTTGTCAATCAAGCTAGGTACACACCACCTGCTGATACTAAGAGCATTAATTTTGATAGCTTTCGGCTTAAGGGTGACTTGAGTAAAAATGTACAGACGACACGTCTGGTAAAATTAGATTATGAAGAATATTTGGATAAGTATGCAGACGCGGATTTTAGTCCCGGAGATTATGCAAACATCCCCCGCTTTGTTTTCAGGACACCTACAGTTGGTTACGGAGTTTATCCTCCGCCTAAAACAGATTATGAGCTTGTGTACGAATATTACAAGCTTCCGGTAGAATTAGAGTTGTACAGTGATGTACCTCTTCTGCCAGAACAATACAGACATATGATTGTCGATGGTGCTATGCACGATTGCTTCATCTTTAGAGGAGACCCAGAGGGTGCTGCTGCAATCTGGGATAAGTTTAAGCAACGGACTAAAGACCTTCGTAAGCTTTATCAAAATCGTTATGAGTATGTTCGCAGTACAGCAAGATATTCTCAAGGAAGACTTGGCAGAGGTTATTGGTAATGAGAACTTTTTGGGAGACTTTTCCAATCGAATTTAAGGGCGGGTTAATGACCGACGGTAGCCCTCTGCGACAGGGTATTAATTTCCCCGGAAGTGCCTCCCAGCTTATTAACTTTGAGCCTTCTATTGAAGGCGGCTATAAAAAAATCTTAGGCTACAACAAGTGGACAAATAATGTTGTTCCCGGATCAACAAATGTACAAGGCGTAATTATCGCCAGTGCTGATGATGTGATTGCAGTTCGTGGCGGGAAGTATTACGTGTCCTTGGCAAAAGCCAACTGGGTACAGAAACTCGATCTTGCCAGCACATCTGGTCAGAAAATTCGACATACCCTGTTCAACTTCAACGGCACACCTAAAGTGTGTATGGTGGACAGCCTCCACAGACCCGTGTTTTATGAAAGCCTCACTGACACCATTGTACAGGATGTTGCTGCTCCCTCCGATGTTTTGGGGGCCTCCCGTGTAGTGGAACACAAGAATAGACTGTTCTTTGCTAAAGGGTCTACCTTAGTGTATACAGCTCCGTTTGCTGAGACTGATTATACGCCGGGTAATGGGGCTGGCATAGTTAATGTCGGGGACACAATCTCTGGGTTAATTGTGTTTCGGGATGAGTTGATTGTCTTTTGTAACGACAAGATCAAACGTCTGCTTGGTTCTAGTCCCTCCGATTTTGTACTGAAAACAATCACCCTAAAAACTGGCTGTGTTGATGGTGACACTATTCAAGAAGTTGGTGGTGACATTCTCTATCTTGGCCCGGACGGCATTAGGTATTTAAGTGCTACAGAACGAGTGGACGACTTTGGGTTAGCCCGTGCTTCCCAGTCAATCCAAGGGGACATAACTACGACATTTACTGGGGGAAGCTCTTATTCTTCCTTCACCGTCCGTAAGAAAGCTCAATACCGTATTTTTAGATACGATCTAGCTACGACGCGGGAAGATTCTGTAGGGTATTTGGGGACTCGTTTTGAGGATCAACAACCTTCCGGAGTTGCTTGGGGGCTGGTGAAGGGCCTAAAAATCTTCTCTGCGGACAGTAAGCAATTTGGTTCCACAGAAATTATTCTCTTTTTGAATGAGGATGGTTATGTCTATGAGGCAGAAAAAGGGTTTAGTTTTGACGGCGCTGTTATAAGCTGTATGTTCACCACTCCCTTTATGTCGATAACTGATCCGCAAGCACGTAAGACTTATTACAAACATACGCTCTACCTGAAAAGCGAGGGTGAGGTAGATATTAACTTGCGCGTCATCCTTGATTTTGACGCACCTGATAGCATTCAACCTCAGACTATCTCTATCCAGAACAACACAAGTGGCTCTGCTATCTGGGGGGCTATCACTTGGGGGTCATTTATCTGGGGTGGTGCTATTCGTAGTGCTTATGAAAATCAAATTGTAGGAAGCTCTTTTGGGGTTGCTCTTTCTTACTCAGAATCTAGCACTCTCCCATCTTTTTCGTTAGACACTGCGATATTAGAGTATAAACAAAATGACAGAAAATAATGTAGAGAAGCTTGTAAAAGCTTGGGGGGTGTACTATTAGCGGATATGTGAGGCAACGAGACGCCAACATTATTAATGGCGGAGTCGGCAACGCCAGTGATGTTAAGGCCGAATTTGACCAAGTACAGCTTGCATTTAACGCAACGACCGGCCATAAACATGACGGCTCGACTGGTGAGGGTATGCCAATCACCGTAACTGGTGCTGGACAAGACTACATCTTTGACCCCTTGTTCATCAAACCTAAAATTACAGCAACCTACGATCTTGGGTCATCTTCTTTCCGATTTAAGGATGGGCATTTTAGTGGCACCGTCTCTGTTGCAGCCCTCACTGCTTCTGGGGCCATTTCTGCTGCGTCGGGTACAATTGGTGGGGTGGCTATTACTACTGCAACTAACACGCAGACCCTGACTGGTAAAACTATCGACCTTGGGTCTAACACGGTTACAATGACTTCTGCTCAGTTGGCAACAGCTTTGACTGACGAGACTGGTACAGGGGCTAACGTATTTGCTGGGTCTCCGGCGCTTACAGGCACCCCCACAGCACCTACAGCCGCAGCGGCTACAAATACCACTCAGATTGCTACTACAGCCCATGTCTTTGCAGAGCGGTCTAACACTGCCACACTTACTAACAAAACCCTTACTTCCCCCTCAATTAGCGGGGGCACAATTAGTGGCATCACCGACTTAGCCATTGTAGATGGGGGCACTGGTGCTTCTACTGCATCAGAAGCTCGGACGAACCTTGGCGCGACAGCCGTAGGTGCATCGGTGTTCACGGCTGCGGACGCTGCCGCTGCGCGTTCTGCCCTTGGTGCGCCCCCGACACCGCAACTCGCGGCGGGTGTTGGGCAATGGGTTCAACTTTACGTGCCC